CTATTGCAAAAGATTGGGTAAAAGGATAATGAAAAAAACTTTACAAGAAGTTAGAGATTATATTTACGAAGGTGTTTACGATCCAGGTATCTTCAAGGCATTTTTTCTTGCAGGTGGTCCTGGTTCAGGTAAGACTTTTGTAACTCAATCAGCATTTGCAGGCACAGGATTAAAACTAGTTAATTCAGATGTTAAGTTTGAAAGAGATTTAAGAAAAGCAAATCTATCATTAAAAATGCCAGACGAAGAGGCATACTTTAGAGATAGAATTAGACAAGGTGCAAAAGATTTTGTTGGTAAACAAATTGATACTTATGTCAAAGGTAGATTAGGATTAATTATAGACGCAACAGGTAGAGATTATAGTATAATACAAAGACAATCTTCTATGTTAAAACTATTAGGATACGACTGCTATATGGTATTTGTAAATACAAGTTTAGAAGTTGCATTAGAAAGAAATAGAACTAGAAGTAGATCAATACCTGAATACATAGTTTCTAAAAGTTGGAAAGGTGTACAGGCAAATATGGGTGCGTTTCAAAGAATATTTGGTGCAAGTAAAATGTTAATAGTAGATAACAATAGAGATGAAAAAGAATTAGTTACATCTACTTTAAATACTGCTTCAAAATTTATTAGAAGTAGATTGAGAACTAAACCAGAAAGTAATATTGCAATGTCTTGGATAAAAAGAGAACTAGAATTAAAGGCGAGAAGATGAGATTTAAAGATTACATATTCAAACATTTAAAAAATCAAAAACAGAATTTACAAGACGCTGTTATTGATATACCTAGACAGACTTATGCTGTAGGTGTATTCTCTAATCCTGAATCAAAAGATCCAAAAATCAAACCTGAAATTATAGGTATGATTATGAAACAATTTACAGAATTTAAAAAAGAATATCCTATATTAGATTATTCTTTAATAGGTTCTATTCTAACTAAAAGATACCGTGATGACGCTGATTTAGATATAAATGTTTTATTTGATGTACCAAAAGAAAAACAAGAAGACGAAAGATTAAGATTATCTCAAAAGTATTTGTCTGCTAAATCACCTGATAGTGTAAATGGTAAACTAATACCAGGCACTAGACATCCTATAAACTATTATTTTATTACAGACAAACAAACATATGACGATCAAAATAAAAAAGCAGACGCAGTATTTGATATAGGTAAAAACAAATTTGTAAAAAGACCTGAAGATTTTGAATTTGATCCATCTTTATATGTAAAAGACTTTGAGAAAAAAGTACAAGAGATTGATGTAATTAAAGGTGAATTAAAAAGAGATATAATAGATTATAAAGAATTAAAAGGTTTAAAACCTAATGATGTTTTAAACTTACAAGATAAAATAAAAGATAAACTAGAAGAAATAGAAGATGATATTGAATTAATTATTAAAGTAGGTGATGTGGTTATCGCAGATAGAAGAAAAGCATTTGATAGCGATATGTCACCTGAAGAAATAAGAAAATATGGTATAAAAAATAGATTGCCTAAAGCAGTCATTTATAAAATGTTAGAAAAATATCACTACATTACTTTCTACAAATATTGTAAAAAAATATTAGAAGACGGCATTGTAACTGATAAAGAGATAGACGATTTAGATATAAACGAACAACGAAGAAAATCTATAGCGTTTACATTTGGTAGATTTAATCCACCAACAACAGGACACGAAAAACTAATTAAGAAAGTTGCTAGTGTTAGAGCAGATACTTTTAGAATATTTTTAAGTAGAAGTGAAGACGCTAAAAAGAACCCTTTATCTCCTAGAGAAAAACTAGGTCATATGAGAAAAATGTTTCCTAGATTTGCTAGAAATATAGAAATCAATACAACAAATATGATTTTAGATATTGCAAGTAAATTACATAGACAAGGATTTACAGAAATCTTTATGGTCGTAGGTAGTGATAGAGTTAGAGAGTTTGAAACAATACTAAACAAATATAATAATGTAAGAAGTAGGCACGGATATTATAACTTTGATAATATCAATGTACTATCAGCAGGTGAAAGAGATCCAGACGCTGAAGGTGTATCAGGTATGAGTGCAAGTAAGATGAGAGCTGCCGCTGAAAAAGGCGACATACAATCATTTAAAAGAGGATTACCATCAGGATACGGTGACGCAGAAAGATTATTTAAAGACGTTAGAAAAGGTATGAAGTTAGCCGCTAGTTATACATATGTTGGCAATTACAGACCTATAAAATCTTTACAAGAATTTGAACAGAATCAAATTAGAGATTTATATATTAGAGAAATGATCTTTAATATAGGCGACAAAGTTAATTACATAAAAGAAGATATTAACGGTAAAGTCGTTAGAAGAGGTACAAACTATGTTGTACTAGAAGATAATAATAACAATTTACACAAAGCGTGGATATGGGATTGTTTACCAGATCCAGCAGATAGAGAGGCACAAGTGCGAGAATATAATTTAGATGTTGATTATGGCTTTGAAGCTGTATCACAAAAAGAAGATTTAGACAGGTTGCCACAAGACAAAGATGTTAAGAAAAAAGACGGAACGCAACCTAAAAAGTATTACAAAAATATGTCTAAAGATATGAAAAATAAAAGAGCAGATCATTTTAAAAATAGAGATACTACTAAAAATGATAATAGACCAGCACCAGGCGATAAGGGTGCTAAGACGAAACCTAGTGTACATACGAAGAAATTTAAACAAATGTATGGTGAAACTAGAAAAGAGGCATACGATATAGGACACGATTATGCTAAACACGCTGTATCAATTACACCAGGACAAGACGGATATGACCCTAATTATCAAGGTGGTTCGTACAAACCAGCAGTAGATGGTACTTCAGGAAAACAAGTAGTAGAAAGACCAATGGATACAGATATTTCTGTAAAAGATGTAAACGAATGGTCAACTTCAAGTGAAACAATAGATAAATATAAGGAAAGATACAAAGAAGAATGGCAGAAAAAGTTATCTGAAGTTGTATCTAAAATGATAAGGAACTTGTAATGTTAAGTTTTGCAGATTATAAAGATAGAATATCAAAATCGGTACACTATCATATTGAGAACAATATACCGTTCGCCGAGAACATTTATAGGGTTCATAGTGAAGAATTTTACAAGTTGTTTAGAGAGGCAAGAAACTTATATAATGAAGGACTATTAACTGAATTGTCTAATTTTGATAGAGAATTATTAGAAACAGACATTGGTGAATTTGGTCTATATGAAAAGAAAAAAGTACCTTTAGATGTACCTATACAGGTAACTGAAAAAGAGAAAAACCCACCACTTAATAAACCTAAAAGAGGTGGACCTAAAAAGTTTTATGTCTTTGTAAAAGACGGTGACAAGATTAAGAAAGTTACTTGGGGAGACACTACTGGTTTAAGTGTTAAGTTAAAAGATCCTGAGGCAAGAAAATCATTTGCTGCTAGGCACCAATGTGCTCAGCAAAAAGATAGAACTAAACCTGCTTATTGGGCGTGTAATTTGCCACGATATGCAAAAAGTTTAGGTATGAGTGGTGGTGGAAATTTCTTTTGGTAATGTTAGAAGATTATTATAAACCTTTTGAAGACTTTGATAATGTAGGTGTTAAGAAAACATTTACAAGAGTTTTTAAAGAGAGTGTGAAAAAAGACCAACTACTTTGGCACAAAGATAGAAAAGATAGAAAAGTTAAAGTAGTATATGGCACAGGTTGGAAACTACAATATGATAATCAGTTGCCTACTGAATTACAAGTTGGTCAGAATTATTATATAAACAAAAACGAGTTTCACAGATTACATAAAGGTAATAGTGAACTAAAGTTAGAGATAAAAGAATATGAGTAAGACATTAAAAGAAATGAGAATACACTTGCTACAAGAACAAGAAGCAAGTAAAACAGAATTACAATATATCAGAGCAAAGACAGCAAGTAATAATCACTTTGAGGCAAGAAGATATATTGCAGATAGAATTTTAAAAGATAAAAAGTTAGCAGACGCTTACTCATCTTTACAAAAGATACACGATACTTATGCTAGAGTTATCGGTAATGACGCTATACAGATTAGACAAAGACTTGAAAAATCTATGATGGCAGATTTAAAAAGAAAAGTTAAAAATTGGGACGATATATATTCGGCGTTATAGGAGAGAACAATGGTACACATAAGAACATTAATGGATGTAGTTGCAGAAAACATTGAAATAGATGAAGGCAGAATGAAAGATATATTTACTGCTAACCAAGAAGGTAAATCTGCTAAAGAAATTGCAAAGGCATTAAAACTACCTTTAGGAACGGTAAAGAAAATTTTAGGTGAAGACAAAGAAGAAATAAACGAATTTACAGATAGTCAATTAGATGTATTGGCAAGACAATACGCTGGTCTAAAAGGTAAAACAATTTCAGTAGATCAAGCAAATAAGTTAAGACAAATATTTAATAGAATACCTGATAGATCATTAGACGCATTAAGAAGAAAGAAAATTCCTTTTCTATCTGG